ATCACAAGCGGTTCAAGTACCCTAATTCAGCATGGACAATCGTCCAAAAACAACCGCGTGTTGCTGAACATATTTTTCCCTACAATTCCCGTACCATCAGTGCCTACTTTGCCAATGCCTGTAAGCTGTTGGGTATCGAGGATTTGCACTGGCATGATTTACGCCATGAGGCGATCAGCCGCTTGTTTGAAAAAGGCTTACGCATTGAGCAGGTGCAGTTAATAAGCCTGCATGAAAACTGGCAAACCTTGAAACGCTATACTAATTTGAAGCCAGAAGACTTGGAGGTATGATTATTTTCCAGACAGCTATTTTTCTACCAGTTGGGTTACTGATAATGGGAAAAATCTGGCTACCTTAACGTGATTTTCATCAAAAACAAAATCAATATCAACCCGATAATCAAGAATGCTATAACTTAATTGCGTTTTTGTAATGTCTATAATAATTGTTTTCCCATTATCATTATCATCACCGGTAGGATAAAAAGCCAAAATAAATAATTTTCCATCAAACGCATAATCATATTTTTTATACATATCGATATTAGACGGACCTGATCCAGAAGAATTACCGATTGTATTGGGGAGCATTATAAAAGTATCTTGCTGTATAACATTTATTAATATGTTTCTTAAAAAAACAACTGTTTTATTGTTTTTAAATTCAACAGTTAACTTTGATGTTCCTGCTATATTAATAATATACTTATCTAATTCAACAGAATAATTATTATTAGTAACTGTATTTTCATCAAAATAGATACTTAGATTTTTAGTTTTATCAAAAAATACTAATTCTCTTGTTGAATAATTTGCTGTTTTATTATGAGAGTATCCAGCACCACTGCTTGCTGTTTCATTTGCACTTGATGTAACAAACAATGACATCACTATGTTTGTTAGAACGCTATCTTTATATTCATATAATTTTACAGAATTATTTTCTTTTATAATGTCATTTCTGTTTTCTATTAAATAATCAGAGCTGGCTGTATAATTTATATACGATTCAGATTTCTTTTGCTCTGCGACTACATAAACAATGTCTTTATCAATATAAAATACTGTCGGGCTATTTGTTTGTGAAGCAATATAAGTGTTTGTTATCACAGTCGGGTTTAAAAACTCTGTGCCATTATTATAAAAACTGGCTGAAAAATCCCCTGTTCCAGATAACGCCTCCTCTTTACTTTCAGTTTGATAATCAGCGGCGAATCTGAATACATTAAACACGCTTTTACATGAGTTTTGTAAAAACATTATAGCGACCAATGTGGTTGCATCCGTTAAAAATGCAGCCTGTACTATGGTGTCATAATTATTAATATTAGTTCCAGCACCGGTAAAAAATATCCGTGAACTGCTTAATGAAAAAGTAAAGTTACTTTCTTCATGCAAGTAAGTATTGATTGAATAATGGTTAACTGAATCGAATTCTACTGTTATAAGGGTTTTATTTTTATAAGCACAGCAGATTATTTTATTTGCTGTTAAAACAAAATAATCTCCTTTCCAGTAAACCGTATCTTTATACCAGCTTATAGCCATACCGCCTTTGCTTATCCAGTAATCTTTCCCCGCAAAAAAATCATTTTTTACAATAGGATTTACAATACCTTTTTTATAAACAATCCTTTCTGATTTATTCCAGCACCAAGGCGGATTATCAATAATTGTATTTAATCCACTGCTCAATTTATTAGTATAAGTGATAAATATCGGTGGATCACAGCGACGAGGATTTGATTCAAAGCCCACCACAGTAATTTCTTTTGGCCTGGTATCCGTGAACTTTTTTAATTTAGCTGATTTGGCTTGCTCTTTATTTTCCAGTTCCTGAAGCCTGATAATTTCGCCTTCTATCCCTGTTACCCTGGTTTCAATGCCGAATTTTTCATCCTGCAATTTAATCAGCTTTTGCGTTTCATAAACGATTTTTTCCAGAATGTAGCGTAATTCATCTTTTGCCAGCGTGGTTTGTGATAATAACGGGATTAATAACGCCTGTTTGTCGCTTTTTTCTTTTTGCACGCTGCGGAGATTGATTTCTGAGTCATTCAGCGTGGCCGTAGCATCAGCAAGAAGCTGTGACGCGTCCTGTAAATCCTGATTTATCGCGATCAGCTCATTAATGGCTAACGTAATCTGTAATTCTTTAGCGGCTATATCTTCTGGCGGTGCATTATTGGCAATCAGTTGATCCAGATCATCATTCAGCGTGTCGATTTGCGCCTGTTTTTCATCGCGCGCGACAATTAATTGCGCCACAGCGGCTTCAGCACTTTCTTTATCGGATGTGGCCGTTTTTATCGTGTCTTTTAACGTGGATTCCTGTTGATCCAGCGCGTCAATGTCTGTTTGCAAAGCCGTAATGCCCGCTGCATCGGCTTCATTTTTAATGATGGTGGTTTGTGTTTCGGCTTGCTGATTTAATACATCGATTTCCGCATTCTTGGCCGTGATTTTACCTTCCAACGCGGTGATTTCTGCCTGCGTTTTAGTCGATTTTTTTATCAGGTCTTCACGTTTGGCTTTAAATCCTGCTACCAGATAGGCGTGAACATCTTTACGCGGATATTCCAGTACCACGCGGTCATTGACTTCAAATGCCAGACAATCACAAGTCAGATAACGCACCGGCACATTTTTAAGAAATAGCTCTTTAGTAGTGAGTTTCTTGGCTTCTGCTTCAATTAATTGCGTGTAGTTTTTATCGACTGTGACATCACACAAGCCATTGTCATGAATCACGGTGATAGTGGCTTTACGATAACGCGGATTGTAGCGTTCCAAGCCCGCGCAAATCATCATCGCATACCACCAACTGTTAGTCGATAACATCCGTTGAGGTGCCAGCCTGCCATCACGAATTCCTTTATAAGCACTTTCTGTGCCTTCAATATAGGCGGGCATGATTACAGGTTTATTGGCGGTTGCATTACCGCGATACTGATACCAGTCGATAACGCCCACTTCACTGCCCACAGCTAAATCTTCGGTAAAATCCGCACACCACACTGTTTTAAGCGTTTCAGCGTTGGCTAATACTTCTTCCAGCTTGCCTTTTTCGTTGCGCATAGATTCGCGCCTTATTTTTTCATTAACCACTGCTTTTAATGCGTTATCCAATATATGGCGTAACCACCACATTCTGGAAATGGTTACGGGATCAAGATCATACTGTGGCCCCCTAGTGTCATTGGCGTGATGGTCTAAATCGGCTTTAGCCTTAGTTACCTTATTTTCAAGCGTGAAATTTATTAAATAATTTGAGTTATCTATCTCTACATCAAGCTCTTCAATTAATTCCTTAATCGCTTCCACATCAAGCAACAGCTTGACCTTGTATTTACCACTTCCAAGACTTTCAACTATGCGGGCTTTAGACATCGGCGGGTATCTCTTTTACTTTAGCGTTAGTACCGCAATGCGGGCAATAAACCGATTCAACAGGCTGCCAATCGGCAATTGTCCACCAACCTTGACAGTGATGACAACGGAAATGACAGAGCTTTTCAATGCTCATGTCATGTAAGGGTTTTTCAATGGTGTAATGGGCGGGTGTTTCAGTCATTTATATAAATATAATCACAGTCTCAATAAATTAGCCACAGCCAGCAAAACAAACACCTTAAACTCATCAACCCACGTCATAGGCTGAAGGTTAGCCGCACTGTAAATGTGCAATAAACCGCGCGGTTGATCGGCTTCTACGACATAACGCATTTGACCGCTGGCTTTATAAAATGCCGATACCAACGTGCCGGTTATGGAATAATCCCCACCGACTTTTTTAACGCGATCGCCAATATTAAAATTCATTCGTCAAACCTCCATTTTTTATAGTGCCATAAATTATTATTTTGAATATCACCGGTAAGCCGTTCATATTGGTTTAAATATTTCCAACTACGCACGATGATAAAAGCCAAGTAATATATCTCTTTAAACATTGGTCTGTTCCAACATCATTTGCAAAGCGCGGGCATTAACCAGACCGTGAAGTTGATCGTCGGTGAGTACATTCAGTTTGATACGGTATTCATCACAAAACGCCCGCTCAGTTTTTTCGATATGCTTGGCAAGTTTTTTGGCGAATTGCCGGACAACCTGATTGGTAATTTCATCGCTGACAAAATCATCGGGGTGTTCAATTTTTGGCGCGGCATAAATCACATCAATCAACATGGATTTAGGTACGTCATAATCATCTCTTGTTGCTAGATTATCCTGTGTCATGTTGCTTTTCCTTATGCGCTTTATTTTTCAGATAATCATGCAAAGCCTTTGCCAACTCATCTTTGATGACCAGATCATGGTCATGACAATAACGCTTAAACGGCTCATAATCCTTTTTTAAAAGATTCATGGTTGCGTAGCTTTTATTTGACATGTTGTTTTTCCAGATTGCTTATCAAGCTGTATAGTTCAGAACGGGTGGAAACAATGTAATGCTCATCATTAAGTTCCACTGTGTAGCCAACCGCACGTTTTATCTTTGCACCGATGGCTATTGCACGCTCATTCAGCACGCGCTGTTCGTTTATCTCAGGGTTTTTCATATATTAACATTGGCTTGTGTTATTCCGTCTGGCTCATAGACAGGGAAGTTTTCGGCGTACCATAGCAGGCCTGCACCGTCATACCATAAATTATAGGCATAGTTGGTAAAATCAGCGGGGTTCATCGCGCGGCCATTAAATAAATAGCCTTGTGCCTGCCAGAGGAAATAATTAGGATGGGTTTCTGCAACCAGATAAGCCTGTAACGGCACAGGTCTGATATTGCTGCCAATACCGATGCTGTCTGTACCATCGGCGATATATTCCTGACATTCCATAAACTCATTGGACGTGCTAATGTAATAAGTGATTTTACCGACAATAAAATCAGTATTATCAATAATCAGTTTATCGCCCAGGTTGATTTCATCATTGACAGGGATTCGATAACGCGCTTTGCCTTGTGAGAAGTTGCGGTAATAAACTTCGGTTTGAATAACCTCTTTGGATTGCGCAACAGGGATATATTTGCGCCCTGATAAGGTAATTGTGGTACCTGATTTTGGTCCTGTATCACTGCTAATATTGTCATAATTGACGTGGATAAATTCCCGCTCTTTGACTGAACCGTCGCTGTAAACATGGGAACGGCTTATAATGATCGGATCAGTTTGCCGGGCAATAATTTCATCCAGCAACGCGCTTGTTAAAGCGGGTATTTGTAAAGAAACATAACTGCTACCACTGGCTGACAGTGTGGCGTTAAACGAAGCCATCGGCAGCGGTAAATCCCCGATACGGGCAATAAAATTGCGCTGAATCCAGTTCGGCGGGATATACACCTCATAGCTGTAACTGCTATTGATCTGGAAACCTACATTGACGATTTCAACATTTTCAAGCCCAACATAGGATTCATAGCCGTTATTGATTGAAAAGCTAACATCAATTTCATTCTCATAGTCGTGCGTTTCTGGAAATGCGGTGCTAAGATTCACTGCTTCAGTGAAGTTTAAATCAAACTCAATATCAGTACCCACCGTGTACATTTTTATGATGTCGGTGTAGTTATAAAGACTGCTGAATTCAACAATCTCAACGGGATAACTTGCCGCACCGATTAATAAAGACGTGTCATCAATCAGCAACTCATCAAGGCGGCCATTCATTGCCAAATTAAAATCACCACTGGCTTCACCGCCCATCACTACCGCATAAATATCCCGATAAATGGCACTGGTTTCCTGTGTCCCTTGTTTGATTCCATTCAAATAGCTGTACAACGTGTTGCCGTAAATTTCAAACCGCACCGCATACCAGGTATCCAATTGAATCGCGATAGGGTTAGATGTTTCCGTGCTAAACGCGCTATCATCCGCTGTGTTCGTTGCGGTAATGAATAAATTGCCGGTGCCATCATTATTTATATCATTCAGCAAGATTCTAATATGATTGCCGGCTGCGGATTTTAAGACCAACAGCCGTGCCGCCGCATCATTACTTGGATTAGTTTTAAAGCTATAGACAATAAATCTGAATGCAATGGTTAGGTCAGTTAAATTAATCGTTGTTGAATAAGTTCCCTCAACCCGGGTATTAATTGTATTTTGGAAAAGCCCTGACGCATCACCAAGAACAAAATCAGCGGTTGAAATTTCAGCGGCACTATACGCCGTCAATGCCAATTCATGAAACCCATTGTCAATAAAATCAATGGACGCATCAGTCCCATTAAAATGACAAAGTAGTATCGCGCTCATGGTGAGACAAATATCTCTTTCGGCGTATACGATACGCTGCTGCCCTCGGCTAAAACAATACCACTGGGTGCTGTGGTGCCAAACTCAATGATTTCTTTTAAGCGCGGTGTGGTGCCTGTCGTGGCAATAAAAAAGCCATGTATTGTTCCAGTCATTGCCCCACCTGTGGCAGTAAAGGTTTGTTTTGCATAACTGGATATATAGTCAACGCTATTATCCCAACTGGCATCGGTTAAGGTTTTTCTGGCATAACCACCGCCCGTGGGTTCAGTAATGCTCGCCAAGGCCGTCGCTCTTAATGTCGCTAAATCACCTGTATTGGTATATAAACCAAGCTGTAAATCCGTGCCGCGATCCGTGGTTATATTCTTGTTACATTGGTCAAAAATAATTTTTGCCCCTTCTTTTGTTACCGTTGCGCCCATTGGTTTGCCTATTTAATTAATGAGTAAATTTGGTTGAATAATTTAATACGGTTTGATAAGCCGATTAAACCGCCATTTATGCGTTTCGTCACGTTAGCGACATCCTGTTCACTGGACCCTGCATCGCACCATTTCCACAGGCGATTACTATCAAAGAAAAATGCCGCACTGGCCAGAGGATATTTGGTTGCGACCAAATCAGGATTAGCAACACAATCAGCTCCGATAAAACGACTGAACGCCGCATAATTGTTTTTCCCTGTCAGTTGGATATAGCCACGCCCACGATATTTATAACCATCACCTGTTAGTTCGCTACCGTTACCTAGTCGGTTAGCATAAGCACGGTTGGCTATCCGTTCTGGTTGCCTTGCATATTCTTTATTTATTGAGTTAGGGAAACGTTTTGGCCATGTCTTTAACAGCCCTTCTGCACTGTAATTTAGATTTTCAATGATAAGCTTGAAATTTCCGCTTTCATGAGCGCATTGCGCTAAAAAATGTGCCAGGCGTAATTTGTTGGTAATGTTGAAAGGCTGTAATAGTTCATGCACTTGTTCAAGCACGTCATGGGGTAAGACCGCTTTTAGTTTCGTTATATCAAAATCATCTATCATAGCTATACCAGTTGGCTTTTTATCAATAAATTGATGGTTAAGCGGGTTTTAGGATTAGTGACACTTTCAATCGCGGCTAAAAATACGCCATCAGCACAGGCTATCGTAACCATGCCGAATTGTTTGATAATGGCGGCTATGGCTTGATACAAAGCCAGGTCATTTTGTGAGGGTTCAATATTGATTTTTATCGTGCCATCGGACGCACTGAAGCCGTTATCAACGATCACCGCCCCACCGTCCAGCGTCGCTGTGCGACTTAATCGCCGTGATAAGAAATTAATGTCACTGTCTTCAGACGCATCCAGCAATACATCGCCGTTGGTGTTAAATAGCACTGTACACAGACTTATTCGCATGAGTTATCCTTGGCTTGACTTCGACTTTTACTAAACAAAAATGGCATTGCTGGCGATTGTTATAAGGTGGTGTTTTGTATTTCGCATGGCGGCATTGAAAAGACTGGCAACGGTCGTGCCATAAAGGTATAGGATTAAATAAAAATCGTGCGCCATTTTCAGGTGGCAAGCGGTGCGAACATTCCTGTTCAACAGGACAGTCATTGTTAGTGCAGTACATGGTAATCCCCCGTTAATCGCTGCCTAAACCCAGCAATAAGTTCATGCCGTCTTCAGTGGCTTTTATCTGAACGCGTTGTAATACTTTTTCAAATAATGCGTCGAGTTCAGGGGCTAAATCGCCTGAATTTATTTTGATCAGCGCATCGCCTTTTTGCAGGCGGTCTGATTTTAATTTGATGTAATCAATCTGATTGGTAACCAGCTCTTTTTGCAGCTCGAATTCCTGATCACGGCGGTCGCTTTCTTGTTTAACCAGCTCTTTTAAAAAGCCTTCGTTATTCGGGTTTAAATTTTGACTGAGTGAATCAGCGAGCTTTGATAGCGTATCGCCGGTACTTTCAATACCTTTGTTGAGCGATTCAAAGGCGGCTTGAATCCGCGCAGTTTGCGCTTCCACATCGGCAACGTGTAAATCGACAACAGCGGTTAAATTGGCTTCGTAACGTTTTTCATTCAGCTCAGCGGCTTTGATTTTAAAATCGTTTGCGCTGTCGGTGGCCGCCTGCATAACTTCCTGCACGCGTTTCCATTCTTCAGAACCGCGTATGTTTGACTTGGTAGTATCTTCAACCGCCTTTTTGACATCTTCGTGGGTTTTCTTTTGCTTTTCGCCGGTGGTGATGACTTTATACATGCCATCTTCATAACGAATGAAACCATCCAAGCCGGCATCACTGGCTATTAGTAAAGAAGATTCAGCATCCTCTATTTTGCTCCATGTATCAAACAGCGTTTCGCCTTTGCTGCTTGCTAGGCCCATTGACTGAGCGACTTTATCAACTGAATCTGTCCAGCCACCATTTATAAATGTCGCTTTTTCGGTTTGCTTTGCTAAAGCATCAACCTGACCTTCATAAGAAACATATTTCCCCGCTGCCTTATCAAAAGTAACTAGGCTTCCACCTAATTCTTTGTTAAGGTCTTCTACTGATAAAAACCATAATCCTGTTGCATCCCCAACTTTCTTTATTAATGCACTTGCAGTTGTCCATTGCCCAGTAGCTTTCTCAAAAACCAGTGTTCCGTTATCGATTTGCCGATGAAAATCGGCCGTATCTTTGATAGCAACACCGGTGCGAGCAGATATTTCCTGATAAGTGGCGTTTAAATCTTCCAACCCGTTTTTATACGCCTTGGTTGATTCAACAATGGATTTTTCTAACGCCTGTTTTTCTTCATAAGCATCATAATAATTTTTTGCTTCAAGTGCTAAAGCACTAAATGCTAATCCTAATGCGATAATTTCAGGTACAACTGCTGCTAATGGTGCCAGTGATGGGGCTATCCCTGCCAGTGCGGTAGCTACATTAAGACCACCGATAAACTGCATGGTCTTGGCAATGGTTTGTAACGCATCATTTGCCCCTGTTAAAATACCTTTTAACGACTCAAATATTTGTGAGATACCCAGCACATTACCTGTGGTTCGTTTGGTGCTGTCATCCAGACCATTAAACGCCCCTGCCGCGTTGAAAAATGACTGTATAACCGGCTTCCACGCATCAATAATGCCACCGATGACGCGGTTAAGCGATTCCATAGAATCAATAACGAACTGGATCGCATGGGCTAAGCCATCAGCGGTCGTTAAATCGACATCGCCGAATAGGGCTTTTATGTCACGCCCTACACTGCCCAAAGAATCTAATAAGCCGCTCCAATCCAGCTTGCTCATCGCTTCAGGTAAAACCTTTGCTAGGCCTTCAAAAAAATGGGCAATGTCTACTTCAAAGCCTTTAAAGGCATTAAGCACCGGTAAAAAAGCATCATCATCAATCGATACTTGAAAACCTTGTGTAACTTTAACCAAGGATTCTAGAATTTCCAGCCAGCCCTCTTCCAACGGCAAGCCAATTTGTTGCATCATGACGCGAAAATTATTCGCTAAAATTTGCGTCGTTCCTTCGACGCTACGTTCTACGTCCTTAAACGCTTTGTTAAAGTTTTCGGTACTTTTAGTCATTAAGTCTAAAGTACCTTTAAATTTTCCCGCTTCGTCGTTAATTAATACCATCGCGGCTTTTGCCGATTCGACACGCCCAAACATCTTAAATAAGGCTTCGGCATTACCGCCGGTAGCTTCTTTGAGTTTGTCCAAAACAGCAGGTAATCCATCGGCAGATAATGAAATCCCTCCTAACGCCGCCGCAAGCTCATCACTGGGATTTAACAGTTGTTTAAATAACTGCACTATCTGTGTCATCGCTTCATCAACGTCAACACCGGCACCGGTAATGGCAGCAATCGCACTACCGACCATTTCAATAGGTACGTTCGCAGCCGATGCAGTGGCAGCAACGCGTCCGATACTTCCGGCCAAGCCATCCATGTCAGTGACACCCAACTGCATGGTGGTAAACATCGCAGCGGCAACCCGATCCGCATTTTTCATGGTTTCGGCGGCAGTTCCATTCGCCATACCATAGGCACCCATGATGTCGGTAACGGCTTTCGTTGTGACTGCTAAATCAGACTGCCCGGCAACCGCCAGTTTTTCAGTCACCGTCATTACGGCTAATGCTTTATCATAATCACCGATGCTGGATACCGCATCAAATGTCGCATCTTTCAAAATTTCAAAACTGGACTGCGAGGTTTTCGCGAATTCCTGAAACTTGACCATCATGTCTTCGACATCTTCATTCGATGTGCGATTGATTTGTGTGCCGATGGCTTTGATGCTTTGCGTTACGTCAGCGGCTTCTTTAACGGCAAAGCCTAAAAACACCGTCCCCAATGCCGTGATTGCCAGCTCAGCTTTTTCGGCTTGTTTGGCTAAATCAGCAAGCGGTGCAGTAAATGAGCTGACACCTTTTACACCGCGATCCAGTTTGTCATTAACACTGGCCAGCCCTTGGCCTGTGTTATCTATCGCATTAAAAACGATTTCAACGACGCGGGTTGCATCAACCATAAAAACCTACTTTTTGCTTTTGTCTTGGTAATAGAGTACCCAGAGTTCGCACTCTGTGTCAGTTAGAAAGCCTTGTGGGAAAATGTCAGGGCGGTGTTCATAAAGATAACCGCCCTTAATATCTAGCAGTGTCAGGACGGATCGGACGCTGGTATCTCGCCACAAGGCAGCGGCTTTTCCACTGCTTTGCCCTGCCCTGTCAGTTCAAATATTTTGTTGGATAGGTTAAAAAAGGTAATCGGGTAAACGTCACAGACTTTGACCCATACTGGTAAGCTGATTTCAGGAAAAACAATCACCAACGCTTCCAGCCGCCGAATAATATCGGCGGGTTTGTCTTTGGTATCACCCAATAATTGCCTAAGTTCTTCGATGTGATCTTTAGTCAACACCCCGCTATCAATCAGCAGTTCGATGTTTTGCCGCTTTTTGGCGGCATCGCTGCACCGTGAAAATTCAGCACCATCCAGCCCGCGTACTTCAAATTCTGGCGTTTCGTCTTCTTTGAAAAAGCTGGCTAATTCAGGCACGGGAACAAGCGCGGTTCGTTGTTCAAACCGCGCTTTGGTAAAGGCTTTAGCGTCGAAGCTCATGACTAGGCGATCACGTTAACAGCAGGCTTAAACGGGCTGATTGTACAACTGGCTGTGATGTTATCGGCTGCTGGCAAGGTCCGTGTTAGCCCTAAAATGCCTTGGCAGATAATGTAATCTGACTGGTATTTATCTGGATAAAAGCGAAAGAACAAGTTTTTACCTGCCAGTCCAACAATAGAATCAGACACCGCACTTTTTAAATACGCTGTAAAACTACCCTGTGTCAGTGATTTGGAGCTATTACCGACAATGCCGCCATAAATAGCAGTTGATGACGATGAGTAACTTTGTTCAGGTGGCACAAAATCAGTCACGTTAGATAATTCGGCAAAAATAGGCTCTGCATAGCTTGCAAATACTTTTTTAGGCAATGAACCTGTGTGAATCAATGGTAATGCAGCAATAAAATTGACTGTACCGTTAAAGTTATCCTCTTCAAAAATTGGATAATCCCAGCGTTCTTGACTGTAACCCACTACCTGTGTGATTTGACTGGCAGTAATTACGCCTGCAGTGATTGATGTTAATCTAACCTGCGCTATCTCAATGCTACCCACTGGAATAAATGGGGGACCACCGGCCGCGCCGCGTGTTTCTGAAAATGCAGTGGTAGCAGTGCCTGCCACTACCGCAATCGCACCTGCACTGGTTACAGTGATTGAATTGATAATATGCGTATTGGATGTTGCACCGCGCGTAATAACTTTATCGGTTGTTGCATTGACTGTGGTTTTTACGCCAGATAAATAACAGGTCAAAGCGGCGGTATCAACCATATCATTGGTTGCGCTAACCGCAGGAGTAACAGCACCGCCGGTGATTAAGCCATTGGGCTTAATGACAGCTGTATAACCTGCCGATCCGCTGAATTGATCGGCAAGAGTGGTGTATTTTTTATGATCGCCACTGTCGGTAATTTCCGACATCGCAGTAACCGTTTGGCCTGCTTCATATTCTAGTTTTGCGTCTTGAGCTGAAGGCATGATTTGTTTCCTTTTTAGTAAGCAAAAAAAACCGCTTTTCAGCGGCGGGTGTTTGGTTTTAGGTGTATTACGGCGCGAGTGTAAATGGATCGCCTTTTTTCGTGGTGTAAATGATGTTAAATGTCACAAATACCGTGCTGTAATCGCTGCCATCCATCGGATAGGATGGTGCGGCACTGGCTAAATTCATCGCGCTGGCTAAATTGCTGAATGTATGGCTACCGGTAAAAATGGTTTTGATAACATTACCCATCAGCGCATTGGCTGCAACACTGGGATTTAATGGGCCAGCTTTATAAACACATTCAAGCACAATGGGAAACTGCATTTTCTGTATGCCATAACCCGCTTCAAGTGCCTGATCTTCCCCGTCCCAAATGCTAATAAACTTTTCATTGGTTTCGCCGATTGACCGCAATGCGCGTTCAACGGGTAAATCGCTTAGACTTTGAGCGCGGGCTGCGAAAGCCTGAATGATTTGTTCTCTAATCGTATTGGTCATGGGAGTGCTTGCTGTGATAGTAAATAAGTGATTTGGCGGTTTAGTTCAGTCATCAACCGATTTGCAGCATCAGTTTCAACACGCTGTGCTAACGTTGGTGTATTCAAATACGTTTCAGTGACTGCTGTCCCCACCAATTCAATGATTTTGTTTTTCCCTGTCCTAGTTTTTATATAGTTTCCACTGGCATCACGGTCATGTTTATAAATGCCTTTGTGCCCACTACCTAAATTTAGAATAAAAAAGTGCCTGAATTTTGTAACGCCACCGCTTTTATAAATCTTGACGCTAACACCTTTTTTAAGTTTGTTGGTTTGATACTGACTTAAAGCTGTCCAGTAATTTGCACGCCCGCGATTAAATCCCGCGTTAATGGTAATCTTGCCAGAAACACCAAATGAAGTATCGACTTCTAAATTAGAAGTGATACAGCTTTTGATATAGGCTGATTTCAACGTTACTACGCCACTTATTTCTTTGGCAACCTGCGTTTTTACCCCTGTGACCGTGCGACTCACTGACCGTTTTAGTGCTGTTTTTGATTGTGTGCCGATAGAAGCCAATAGCCGCTTAATCTCATCAAGCTGTGCTTGATTGATGTTAACCGTTGCCATTATCTGACTGCCAGGCGGATATAAACACCATCGTTAGCGATAACAGAATCTACGGTAAAAGTGGTATCTTTCTCTTTGATGGTATCACCGCGCAACGGATAAAAAGGAATATCGGCTTTTATGAACTCGATTTCTGTGCGAAGTTCAGGAATATAGCCATCATTACCCACCCGTTCAACATTGCGATCAACAATGGCTTTTATGGCGTAGGCTTGCTGACGGTGCGTATAAATAATATCATCGCCTAGTGCTTCGATTAAATCAGCATCGGGAAAGTTATCTGAAAAACTTGCCATAATTACCGCTCAACTATTTCTAAATAAAATGTCCTATCATCAACACGGATACCACCGCCGGCGACTGTTGCTGTCATACGAATAGTAAATGAGGCTGTTTCCCCCACGGTACCCCCGCTGATTATCACAGTCACTACACCATTTAAATGTGAGTCAGAATCTATGATGATGCTGCCTGTTTTTGAAACGGCGTGGATTGAATAAGTTGCGCTGATCCCAGCAAGCCAGGAATTCCAGTCTATCGGGTAATCAAGTATCGCATTAGGGTCTTTTAGACCAATGGGTTTTATTACATCAAATTCATTCCAAAAATCACTCATATAACATAGCCTCTGTTTTCTGCTTTCACAATGTATCCCCTTTGCTCTGCTTGAATGGCGTAATATCTTGGGTGTGTTGCATCTTGTATCTGTGAACCGATAACAATTTTTGTGCTTTGTTGCTGTAAGCTGCCACCGATAGCATTGATATTAACCAAGGCAGCGGCATAAACATTTTGTGCTTGTGAACTGCCACCCATTACAGGGGTTTGTTCGGTTGTTACAGTACCGACTGCATAGGCATTTTGGAATTGATCCGTAATGCCGAGGGCATTGATAATAATTCCCGATGATAACCCTATTGCTGTACTGTTTTGTGACTGTTCAGATTTTCCTATCGCATTAACAGTAATGGATGAAACAGAACCGACTGCGCCTGCACTCTGTGTCTGGCATGAATCACCGACAACACCTGATAATGCTATTGACCCTGCTGCATAAGCTGATTGTGCCTGTGTCGAATGAGCTATGCCATTAACAGCGGCAAAACTATTTGATGCTACTGCATAGGCTAATTGATTTTGTTTAGCCTCACCAACGCCGTTTACATTTGCAAAGATAATAGAGACTATCGCGCTTAAGCCTTGTGTTTGCTCTGATTTCCCAATACCATTGATGGTTAATGAGGCAACGCTAGGAACGGCTTGTGTGCTTTGTTGCTGTAAGCTGCTACCAACGCCATTAACATTAACCAAGCCTGTAGCATAAGCACTTTGGGCTTGTAAACTACCACCAATGCCGTTGCTCCCTACAGCAGTTGTCGAACCGATGGCACTGGCATTTTGTGTCTGTTCAGATTTTGCTGTGCCATTAACTGCAATAGAGTCAATATTTCCGATTGCGCTGGTGCTTTGCGCCTGTTGGCTTTGTCCTATGCCATTGACTGACGCGAATGCGACTGAACTCGGTGCGCCTACTATTTGTTGCTGATAACTTTTGCCTACACCAAAAACCTGTATAGAGTAGACCGTGCTAATTGCTTTGGCGTTTTGATACTGACTGCTTTCGGCAATGCCATTTACCGTTAAATTACTTATGGTGGCTGTTGCGCTGGCATTTTGTAACTGTGCAGAATAACCGACACTATTAACAGTTAATGCGGAAACTATACTAACGGCTTTTGCTAATTGACTTTGCTCTGACTTCGCTACACCATTAACGGTAATAGATGAAACGGTGGCTTCAGCACTAGATAATTGACTTTGAACGCTTAATACTGAACCATTAACACTAATAGGACCGCTGGCAGGCAGCGAAGGAATAAAAGCACGATAGGATTTAAAAATCTGCCATGGATTGTCTGAGATAGACTTTATTTCTAAAACAGTTAATGCTCGTTTCCAGATTAAGACTAAATCTAATTCATTCTTACAATATTCAGTTGTGTCATAACCAATACCGAGACGCGTTGTTCCGGCACTGAATATACCGCCAAATGTGCCTGTCGGTGCTTGTGCTACGCCATTTACATATGATGCAAGTGTCGATACTTCCTTTTTGATTACTAATGTCTGGCTTTTACCTGCCGTTATTGCTCCATTTCCAGATAATGAACCCTCTGTGCCAGCACTATAAAAATATATTTGCCCAGCGGTTGATAGTGGTGCATAAAGAAAGAATTTATTATTAAACGATACTGGTGACTGGTTATTGGCTGCATTACTTTTATAATTCTGGATAACCAGAATAGTGAAGTCATCAGTAGACGCTGGACACTTTGTTCTAACAAAATTATAACTGGCAGTATCAAATAACTTACCTTCTAAACCGCATGAAGATGAAGGTGTTGCCGCTATACCTGTTAATGTTGGGACCTCACCATTTACCGCATTACGAACAATACCATTTTGCAGGTTGACTGCTAAAATTAGGTCTTTTCCAAGGCCTTGTCTTATAGTCTCTACATAAGCTTTAGGTTGAAATCGCCGCTTGTTATCAACGGGAAACATAGTTATGCGTTAGTAAAAGTGATTGCTCTATAAGCTACTACGCAACCTGTGCTAAGTGCCGCCCCACAATTGTTTCTAATGACTACACTAAATGCGTCCGGTAATGCACCTTCGCACAATTGACTCAATTTAAACCACTTCTGAATGCGTTGTGAAGTAATGGCATAAGGAATAACAACTGGCCCTAACATACTGTTAGGGTCTGTTATTGAAGCGGTCCCCTCTGTACCTGTTGGTAATGTTGTGGTGCTAAAGTTGCCTCCACATATCCAAGTTGTACCGCCATCGGTGGAAACCCAAGGTACAATGTACACATAAACCGCTTTATCATTAGCGGGTGCAGTTGCGGCTGTTGATAAGTCAACAATAATCTCATAATCAATTGCCAGTGTTGACAGATTACTTACCCTAGCCGATTGCCAACCAGCGTAAGGGTCTGCCGTATCAATAGCCAAAGACTGTAAATTAGTGACTGTTAAAGCTGTATAAGTCCCATACGCTTGGTTGACAGTAGTCATGGTAATAAACCTCCCCAAACGTCTGATATTTCTTGTTGCCCGATTGCGCCTTGCACAGTGTAATTAACTGCTGACACTGGTCCTGTTGCTACAGGTGCGCTGGCGAACATAATCTCAAGCCGTGACGAAACACGAGTACAAGCATTCAAAACATTAACGCCGCCAGTACCACCTGCACTAAGATTAGCTCCTCCCGTGCCAGATGGTATCGCTATAACAGCATCTCTTAAGCCTGCTCTTATGCCTGCTTTTGATGCGTCAATAGTTGATCTGCCATTGATTATATTTTGCAGGTTGAACTGTTTGATACCAATAACAAGCGCACGATTAGTCTGAATTGCTGTGCCGTCGGTTGCATCCGTTGGTGTGTAAGATGTCCATGTGATAGCGTCAATAATTGCGTTGGTGTGCGTTTCTGTATTCCACCCCATTACCTGCGCTACAGGACTTGAATTGTAATAATTAGCAATAAATTGAAAATCTTCGGTAGCAATAGCTGTCTGTAATGGCTGTCCTACTTGTGATAGTGCAACCATATCTGCCCTGAGTGTTGCTCTTTGTGTGCTATTTAACATTATTATTCCTAAAACATATTAATAAATAACTGCCTGTAAGATTTTGTTACTTATCTACTTTAACCGTCAATTGACCAGTCAAAATAGAGAATGTGTTGGTGTTTAATACGGACTGTGCAACAGTAAAGCCGCCGTATCTAACTAAATTTCCTGCCGTTGACGCATCATACAAAGCAAAACCCCAGATTTTTTCAGGATCAGTTGTCCAGTTTGCGGTTGCCTGTGTCCAGGTGATTGCCGCATTATTGGATGTGGTTGCGTTTGTTCCGCTTGATGCTGTAGTTGTACCCGCACCTTGTGTTCCTGCCCAGGCAGATAATGAACACGCTACCGTTACCCGACCATACGCACCGCCAGACACCTCATTCATAGAGGTATTAGCTTCAAGCGCAGCCGCTTGCTCGGTTAAAACTGCCGTTCCATCGGTAATCGCTTCATCAGCAACGCCTAAATAGGAGGGCGCACCTGCTGCCGTTGTGCCTGCCGTTGTTACCTTGTAAAGATGGTTAAAGCCATCGGGTGTTACAAAGCAAACCGTATCATTCAATGAATACGCTGTTGACCGCGCAACCGTGCCTTTAGTGCATTTTAATAATGCCACATAGACATTGGTTAATGCGGTATAAGTTTGCCCGCGCAAAGTGGCGTCGAGATATTTGTTTTGTTCTGCATTTGATGTGCCGCTCATTTTTTTACCTACGTTAATAAATTTGGATATAGCCGTTTTTATTCAGCCAATACATAATTCCGAGTAATGCAACGCCCATTAACTGGAGTAGTTTGGATAACAGAGTTTTACCTGCTTCCTGATAAATGCCATCCTTGATTAAATTGACGGCTTTTACCGCCGCTTTTTCGGATACTTTTTCAGCGATTTGTTCAGCCAGTAAATTAAGCTGTTCAGTGCTGATACTTAATGCTCGCCGCTCGTGTGGCTCTGGCATCACTCCCCCTTGTTCAAGGCACTATCCGCCGTCCAACCCGCCATAAATACCAGACTGATATTTTCCCTCGTCAATTCTAAAAGTATGCCTGACCCTTGCATCGTGAACATCGCAACCAGTAAAGTAATTAAAGTGACAAAGGTGTTTTTCGGTTCAACGATTAAATAACGGGCAAAACTGCATGATAATTGGTCACGGGCATATTTTTTAAACCAGTGGCAATACACGCCGCTGAACGCGATTAAATAAAAAATAATGTCTGTCTTTGTCATTTAGTTACCTCTATTAATAACCAAGCCGCTATCAATGACAGCGGCTTGGTATTGGTTAGGCGATCGTTGAATTAACTAATGCCCAGGCTGTGCCGGTATTAATAAAACATGCCCAATCATTATTGGCATCCAATGCGGCATGAGTAGCACCGCCTGCGATAAGCTCTGAGGCGTTTGGGTCTAATGTGATAGCCGCTACATCCGCACTGGTTTTCCGCACGGTGAGCTTTCTGCTGATTGGAATATTTGCGACAGGAGGTAAATTAATAGTTTTTGCCGCTGTATTGGGAACAAAAACTACCAGGTCACCACCTACAAAATCACCGACACCAAGCGTCTCTGTACCTGTTGCCGCGAGTGTTAATACCCGTGTCCCTTCTGCTGAAAATTCTTCCAGTATGACGTTGACGGTAGTTGCCGCTGTTAAAGCGGCTTCGCTGGCAAAACCTAAAAAATAAGTATTTTTTGCCGGTGCATTGACAACATAGCCGTTTGTGGCATCCCACCAAACACCCGCGCCTTGTGCGATTGCCGCACCTGATACCGCGCCGTATTTGGTTAATTGCCAAACGCCTTCGACTGCCACTGCACCTGACGCAGAAATGGCAATATCAACCAGTGCGATTGCCATACACCAAATGCCAAAGGCAACGGGTACTTCGCTGGCAATTGCCGCGCCGGTACTATTCAGCCATGATAGGACTTCGCCGTCTTGAATATAATTTTTAGCCATTGTTTTATCTCTATTGTTTATGAATGATTAAATCACGCTGTGATTAATTAGGGTTTTTAGCTAACGTTCTGAAGTCCAACGCCTTGACACCGGCATCCATACGCACTTTGAAAACTGCCCCATCGGTAGTAAAACCATCTTGCTGTTCAAGGTAGGGGGTTTGAATGCCGTCTAAATAAGTGACTTCGACCGTATCGAATTGGCCTGGATTTGCCGCACCGTACCAATTAGTCGAGCTTGCCGCATCCAGTCTGGCATCGGCAATGACTTCAAAAGTGTTTTGTACAACATTGGGGGCTGTATTAGCCATTTTTGTATCCGCATCACCGACACGATACTGTGAGGTGCGGATGGTGTTAGCCAAACCGCGCAACGCTAACGGACAAATAATGTAAGACAATGGAATGTTTAAACCTTTGGCATTAGCACCGCCATCAGTTTGTAAACCCATTGCCACTGCCATTGCATCGATTGATGCAGTTGACATTACAGCCGATGTTAATAGGTTTTTATGAGTGCTATGGAATAATGCCACACCGTCAGCCATTGCTGCATTTGCTGTTAACACCGCATAAACCAAATCGCCAATAGTACGAATGGCCGCTCTGCCCATTTTCATCGGGATTTTAGTGAATGCGTTTAAATCATCGTTGATGATTGCTTCGCGGGTAATACTGAATAATTTGCCATAAGTAGCAAGCTGGACAGTTTCCCCACGATCCCCGATCGTTCCATATTTATATTCAGCACCTTCGCTCACATTATCCAACGATGGAAAAGTATTCAAATCAACGCGGCTAACTGGCTTAAAATCCCCTGCTGATCCAGCTGTTGTCCACAGTTGGAAAGTTTCCTGTGCTTCATCATAGCCTTTCATCATTGCTTTTTCGGCAACATTGGCTAACAAATTACCAAAGTCACTGGATGAATGGGTAAAAGCGGCGGATACCATTTGCTGTTTGCTCATAGAGTGCGTATTAATGCCCTGGATATTCAACGACTTTTCAGCCAGCATTAATAAACTTGAACCGCGTAAAATACGACTTTTTTCGCTATCTTTTTCAATACCGGCACGGGCTGATAAAGACGCAGTAACCAGCATTTTAAAAGTATCGGTTTCATCAGCACCCATTTGAATATGATGTGATTTACCTACTGGTTGCTGGTTTTCGCCGATTTTCGCCAGAATTTGTTCACGGGCTTTTTCTTCGGTGATGCTGGCATCAATTAACATGGTCGGTAATAGCGCATGAATATCAGTGCGGTCAACAGGCACATGCGCATAAATCGCTTTAATGCTGGTTTGTCGTTCGGTTTCTTTAGCTTTCGCTGTGATTGAGTCATCAATCACAGCTTGTGGTGTGGGTGTGGTTTCTGAATTAGGTTTTTGTTCTGTGGGCATGGGAGTATTTCCTTGTAGTTGATTTTGTGCAAGCCACGCTTGCGGTGGTTTAAAACGGGTGGCGATGGCGGCAATTTGAATGCTGGCTGCTTCATTGATCGCATCAATAAAGCCTTCTGCCTTGGCTTCTTCGGCGGTAAAGTAATGATCTAAACCATCTTTTAATAACGCATCAATCTCATCTTTGGATTTTCCTGTTTTTTCCATGTAACTATGCGCCATTGCGTCCGCATATTTATCAAGGGTATCCGCATCAATGCGGAATTGCTCAGCATTTCCTCTGCTAATTGTTGATGGTGCATGAATCATAAATAACGCATTGGCGGCCATAATGACGGTATCACCAGCCATTGCTATTAAAGACGCGGCTGAAAATGCTACACCATCAATGAATACGGTGATGGTTGCTGCATGACGTTTCGCTGCGTTATAAATAGCAATTGCATCAACAACACTGCCACCATTGCTATTAATGCGAATATGAATGTCTGGCGTGCTGATTGCATCGAGCTTAGCGACAATGCTTTTTGCATCGTTTGATTCTTCTGCCCAAAAATCTTCGCCAATATCGCCGTAAATCAATAATTCAGTAACCGTCGGGTTATTGGCTAAGGCTTTGATGGTATGTTTAATACTCATGTGTTTCTCACTGGCATAAAAAAACCGCTTTACGCGGCTTGGTTTGTATTATCTGTCGGTTCTTTTTGAAAGGTGGTAAACCACATTTGTTTTTTCTTAACCTTGGCCTGCCATTCGGCTTCCTGTTCCAGCACCTGATCTGGATTACCGCCTTTTTCGCGAATAATTTGCGGTGTGGATTTTATACCGTTGGCAATATAGGTTTCGCTGGCGTTGCTGTCTTTGTTTGGGTCAAGTTCTGGCATGGCCGGTGAAAAATAACCCGCATCGAAAAGCGTGTCTAAATCCAAATCTTTCGGTATTTTGTAAACGCCTGCCAAGATACCCATTTCAATATGCTTTTCATAAATGGGCTTAGTCATTTCCTTAATGAATTCGTGGGCATCCGCTTCATAATTCTTTTGGCTGTCAATCCGCTCAGCGCGTTTGCTGATATAAGTGCCATCATAATTGTTAGTGACATTCGACCAATTCACGCCAACCGCACCGCACATAAACTTAGTTACTAAATCGACAAAGGGCGTGCTGGCTGAATTGGGACGGTTTGAGCTGACTACATCGAGTGATTCACCAGGTAATAAATCGTCAATAACAGTACCTGAGTCTAGTCCCATCATGCGCTTGCCATTGCTGTCGGTCTCGCTATCATAAGCATCTGGATTGCCTTTTTTGATAACGACGGCAAACATGGATGCTGTTAACGCGGCAATGGCTTCACTTCGTAAATAACTACCGATCCATTCTAAGGACTTAATGATTTGTGCGAATAATGGCACGCCGCGTGACTGTTTAAAACGTGTTACGCGTTTCAAATGCAACATGCGACTGGCTGGAATAATGCGATAATCCAAGCTGTTGCGATAACTGATTCCTTCAGGATGGTCTTTTAGCACATGGTAGTTAATCGCCTGCCCCCATTCGTTACGCTCGATGCTTTGCTGTACACGGCTGGTTAAGCTACTATTCCAGACAGGCAGGTAATCGCGCTCAATAAGCTCAATTGAAAACGGAATTTTCCAGCCATGCCGTAGCGTTGGCAGTTCGCCGACTATAAACTGTACAAAGCATTCTCCATCGCGCTGTTTTGTCCAGTAAGCTAACCGCTCACAATCCGCATAGCTTAATGATTTTGTCACCTCTGGATTATTGCTCCACTTTTCCCAGCCAGTCAGCAGGATTTTTTTAAACTCACTGTGAATAGTGCCGTTTGTGCGTAATGGCATGGGTTCAACGTTAATGCCTTTTGCACCAATGACGTTATTGGTTTTTGTCAGTAAAATCGAGTAACAAAAATCATTGTTTTGTTCTAAATGGCGGCTAAAACCGTGTAAGCCATTACCCGCTTTTTGCGTAAGTCGGTCTGCACTGGAATTGTCAATTTTACCTGTGCGGGTTCTATCTGGCTTAGCGGCTTCATAAGCGGCTTGCACGGCACGATAACGGCTGCGTTCAAAAGCGGCTTTAGGTGAGAAAATGCCGATGATTTTGTCTAGTACATTCATGGATAAATTTTTAGGTTAAATCGCTAAAATCGGCATAAGCAAACCGTGATTTTTGACTAGTTTTGTTACTTTCGGCTTGTACTTTACGCTCCCATTCCTGCCGGCCTGCGCGTATCATCGATAAATCCTCTCTAACGACTTTACGACCATTAAGCATAAATTCTTTACCGCTCAAAACCGCGATTTCAGCGTTGGTATAAAGAGCAACCATTTCGCTTGCTGTTGTCATAGCCAATCCCCTGTTTGATTTAGCCAACTATTTGTTGGCTGGTTTTTTGGTTGTGCTGGTTTTGTTTTTGGCATGTTGAGTAAGTCGGTTTGTTTCATGGGTTCATCGGGTTTTGTTGGTATTGGCTTTGGTTCTGTATCGATTATCTGTGAGTTTTTATCCCATGTTGCAGCCCATGCTGGTGGGTTATCCCAGTCTAAGTCTTTTTTTCTGTCTTCAATCAGCTTGGCCGCCAGTACCGCTTCGGCATAACCGAGTTGGTCAAACAGTTCATTCTTTTTGCCGCGTGGCTGTATCCAGCCTAGAACATCATCACGGTATTCAACAGTAAGCTCTTCATAAGCCGATGACGGCAACCATGAGGGGAAATGAATATAACGCGGTGCGTGACGGTCTTTTTTTAGGTCGCTTGATAAAGTGTCTTTCACCATGGTGGTATTGACTATCCATATCGGTATTTCCTTTTTCGCATTTGCGCCTTTAACATCGCGTGCGGTTTGCTTTTCTGGGTATGACTTTCTAACTTTCGGCTTGTAAACGCCAGGCTTTGGTCGTTCGCCTTTTAGTAGGAAAAAGTTTTGATTCAGGCGTTGTTTTCTGAGTACCCGCCAGAAGTCATAAGCGCGTTCTGTCACGCCTGCTTCGCCGTTGCTGTCACTGCCAACAGCTAACACTTTCATGTGTCTGCCTGAACCATCAGACAACGGATAAATGGCCGTCATGACTTTATCACGAATAACTAGCCAGTCTTCAAGATAGACGGACGGCTTCATATTCAAATAACGATCATCTTCAATGCGGGCTGATAACCGTATTTCATAACGGTCGATTAGCCAGCGTTCATAATGCACACCGTAGCCAATGACTAAAACCGAAAAGCCCCACGTTTGCACATCGATTGAGGCAATAATAAATCGCACACCTAACGGCACAGTTTTTTCGGGTATTTCTTCCGCACGTTTTTCGTAATCGCCAGCGTTGTATTCAGCGACTCGTTGCCGCGATAAATACGGTGATCCAAAATCCAGATTAAGGACGGCTTGTAGTGTGTCTTCAGTGCCGGTAATATCATATTCGCGTAAGCCATCCAAAAAGGCTTGTGCCATTTTTTCCGCGTTGGAATAGGCGGCGAAGATTCCAGGTAACCAGAATGAAGCGATACGGCTTGAGCTGACTATTTCATCTTCACTTAAATGCGTTTGGTGTTCAACGGGTTTACCAATGATGTTGCCATCAATGATGACCTCCCCTTCTTTCAGCCACTTGCCGCTGGCGATCATATCCTTTTTGTGTTTGATGTCGATTAGGCAACCGTTAGCCGTGCATACAAATTTAGGTTTGCGCGTCAGTTTGGCAATAGTGACACCGAATAAATCTTTGTCGATTGGAAAATCCAAGCCGCTGTGATCGATTGGAGGCAGGTAATGCTCGCCACATTCTGGACATTGCACATAAAACCGCCGTCTATCCCCCATATTGTAGAGGCTTAACCCCTGCGATTCACAGGGTGGTGCTTCGTGTGGACTTTCCAGCGTTGGCCGCCAAGTTGGATCGGTTATTTTTCCACTGGGACTTGTTTCTGCCAACGACATTCCCTTGCTTAAAAAGGTCGTGGTTCGTTTTTGGCTGAGCTTGAATATTGAGCCTTCGCCGTCGATTGCATCCATGCGATCGTAATCGGTCATACAAATGAACTGTAAGGCTTTTCCGGATAGTTGGTTTACTGTTGGCCATGAGATAAACATCAGTTGGCCGTTTTTAAATTCTTTGACAAAAGTATTATCAGCACGGCTGCCAGCGGCCATTTGCTTTTTTAATTCTGGACTGTTGCGTATGGTCCAGCCGAGTTCTTTACGCTCAAATTGTCCAGCGGTGTCTTTTGTCGTTTGCACAACCATAAAATCAGATTTACTGCTTTTGATGCTGTAGGCCATGCCGCCTAAGACTAATCCTGCTGTCTTGCCGGATTGCGCTGAACTGATAAAGATGACTGCATCATAGTCTCGACTGGCCAAGCAGTTAAGAGGTTCAACGATGTAGGGTGTTAGCTCTGCATTCCAGTCTTCAGCACCGCCTGATTTTGATTTTACTTTGAGATATTTTTTAGCGGCTTCAGCAGGAGTTATTTTTTCGCCTGGCCTAATTAGGTCTGCTATGTCATGTGCGAGTTCGCTACCTTTTCTCATAGTTTTTCAAGTTCGTCAGCCCATTGGTGACGTAAGGTATCAAAGCGTTTTTCTATATCGGCGATTATCTTTGGTGACAGGTTATAATCGCGTTCTAAATTGTCGGGTATTGAATCAAGAAGCTGCAAGCCAGGCTTGATAATTTCAGCGACGGTTTGTTTTACATCCGCGTAGTTGAGTAATTCGCCTTGTTCTTTTTCAACGGCTATTTTTGCCTTGGTACCTTCGTACCAGTCTTTTCGTTCTTTTGCGGGTAATTTTTCCGGATCGGAATAATCAAGATTAACAGCCGTTGGCAATAATATTGCCCGCGCGGCCTCCCAAATATCAAACACAGGGAAACCATCCCGCACTTCTGCTGCTGTCACACCGGCATCATTCAAACGACGTTGCACCGTTTCACGAGATACACCAGCTAATTGTGATATTTTATTTAGCGAGTAATTACGCCAACTTCCAATATCAGCTATTTTTTTATCCATAAAAAATCACCAATGTAAAATCATTATTATATTTAAAATCAATGACTTAAATCATTGTTGTTGAGTCTATAGACACTGGAAATTTTCGCCATAAATGCGAGCATTTGTACCCGTGTGG